TGAAGACTCTATTTTTAAGAGTTTACACTGTAACATGCTTTCTAAAGTTGTGTCGAAGGAAGAAATTTCTCGCCAATGTTTAGATGGTGCTCTTCGTGAATTGTGGTTTCACGGTAGAGACCATTTTGAAATGCGCCATGAACAATTTAAGAATATTGTTGCCGAACACGATTGGCAACACATTATTTCACCAAATTTTTACAAAACGTTTGATGAACGTGAGGAAGAGTGGTTGGAGAAATATAATCTAGTTCGTTCGGGTGCCCCCTCTTCCACCTCTGATCTTAAGCAAGAATTGAATTCTTGTGCTTAGGGTTGCATAGACTGCTAATGTCGTTAAACTTCAGGCGCTAGCTGCATCTAGTTGTTATCCAAGTGGAAATGTGCCCTTGTATATTAGTGATTTAGTGAATTCTATATATATTTATCGTTTTGCATATATTCTTCATACCCTGTATATAATTGTATAAATAAAACCTTACTCTTGATGTGTCATTGCTTCACGCACATTTGGGAGTCTAAACATAGTTGATAAGCAGGTAATACATTTACAATATTTACAGACAAGCTATTGCCATGTCTTAAAAAGGCAATCTGTGGGGGAGAGCCTCGTAACACCCACATTGAGAGGACACCTAATGTTCATTTACACCAAACTCGTGATGGTTCTTTGGAACTAGATATTGGTAAACATCCCATCGACTTTTCCAAAGTTGATGTTGACGCAGATTCTCAATCTGGTCCTTTGGATAGAACAGTAGGATTGACTGGTAAGTATACGCCCAGTTGGGCATTAAAAGTACCACCAGGCGCTGCAGTTGATGTAAGCTATAATACCTTTGTAAGGTATATTAAGTCATTTACTAAAACTGCAGAGCATGAATCGGATAGAATAGTTCGAGGTCAGTGGAATGATGGTTTACGTCAGTACACCAGTGGATCCAGATACTTCAAAGAATGGAAGGCTAAACAGTTAGAGGCCTTCACGTCCGATCCTGATGAAGAGTACCTGAGAAGCCGTGAGGCAAACGCAACGTCACAATCTGGTGAAATGCGTCAGGAAGGTGCAATGACCACCGCGGAGTCAGAAGTTGAACAAACTATGGAATTTCAAACTGACATCGATCAAGTTAAGGTGGATATTGCTACAGCCGTAGACAGCACTAGGCTGCAAGCATCTGTGAAAAATACAGAATTAGGAGAGTTTTTATCTCGTCCTTTACGCATTGGTTCACACAACCTCACCAACGGATTTTATCTGGATGTATCTTTTAATCCATGGCATGATTTTTTGTCTAATTCAGTAGTTATGGATAAACTCCAAAATTACTCACTAATAAGAGGAAAAATGCACGTTAAATTTTTGATTAACGGTGGTTCTTTTTACTTTGGTAATATTATTTGTGGGTATAAACCGCGAGGTGCAGGTTTTGATTTTGTGCAAGGAAATAGTAATTTGATAGATGACTATTTCCAACGAGCCACTCTTTTAAGCCAGAGACCAAACATAACCATAAATCCTACTAATAGTCAGGGTGGTGAACTTACATTACCCTTTTTCCATAATAAGAATTATCTAGATCTTATAAACTCGGAGGATATTTTGGATATGGGCGAAATTAGTATGATTTCACTAGCACCACTCGACAGAGCTAATGGTGCAGGAGGTCAGCGCCAGATTAACATTACTGTTATGGCGTGGATGTCAGACGTTGTATTAGCAGGACCCACTACTCGCGGCGTTCTTTCACAATCTGGAAAATTGGGAAAAGATGAATATGGGAAAGGTATTATTTCTAGACCAGCCAAAGCCATTGCTAGATGGGCTGGAAAGCTACGTGCCGTACCAGAAATAGGACCTTACGCAACTGCCACTAGTATGGCGGCTGCGGGAATAGGATCCTTTGCGGAATTGTGGGGCTTTTCACGTCCTATGAATGTATCCCCAATTGAACGTTATAAACATCAGATGCATGGTATGTTAGCCACAAGTTCTATAGATGAGGCTGTAGAAAAGTTGACATATGATCCCAAACAGGAATTGACAGTAGATCACAATGTGACCGGAGCTCGATTAGATGATGAAATGTCAATAAAAGCAATTACTTCCAAGTCAAGTTTACTAACATACTTTACTTGGAGTGCTACCACCAATGAGAATTCCTTACTTGGAACTATCAATGTTAATCCATGCCATTGTCAATCACGTAATGACGGAACTGCAGAATATGGAACTGAGTGGGTTCAGACCCCTCTAGCGCACGCTACGTTCCCATTCAAACTTTGGCGAGGTGGTATTAAGTATCGCTTCCAAATAAATTGTAGTGACTTTCATAGGGGTAGACTTTTATTAGTATACGATCCTCGAGGGTTTGTCGGGACTACAATGCCAGACACGAATACTGCTTATTGCCGTGTCATTGATTTAGAGGAAACCAAAGATTTCACTTTACCAATTCATTGGTTCCAAGATAAGTCTTGGGCGAGAGTACCTTCCGCTCCGACAGATCAAGGTATAGGTCAACTTACGACCCTTCCTATTGATCAATCCGAATATTCAAATGGGCAATTACGTATTTATGTTCTTAATGAACTTACTGGTCCAGATGAAGATCTAACAAACAGTATTCGTATTCTCACCTTTATTAGTGGTGCTGAAGATTACGAGGTTGCTGTTCCAGATGATTTTATGATCAAAAGGACAGCATTCGGTGGGAGTTTTACACACACCACAACTGAAGCGAATGGATCTTGGTCACAAAGCGGCATTATCGACAATGCCGTGTCACAAAGTGGCATATTAAACAATTCTAAAGCTGCTCAGGCCTCTAAACCGGGTCATGACGGTTCCGAAATGTTGGAACCTATTGGAGAGCCCAACAAATCTGAGGCTTTGTCTTTAGTGTATCATGGTGAAACTTTTGATTCATTCCGTGATATGTTTAAACGCTATAATTTGAGTAATGTTTTCGCGAGAGGTCATGATAGCACCAACAACGGCAGATCAGTCAGGTATCGACTGAATTTGCCAAATTTCCCTATGTATAATGGACGTGCCGCCACAAACGGTATGTATCAGCAAGCTCGTTCGAACGGGTTGAATGCAGTAAATTATAACATAGCTGGTAGAACATTGCTCAATTGGATTACTCCTGCATACGCTGCGCGAAGAGGAGGAATTCGGTATAAATACATGCTTGGGTATTACAGTAATACCACACCGACAGCCATGATCGTATCTCGTGCTCAAACTGGGCACGTACCATCATTTGGCTCCACTGAATCTGTGTTGGATACAACAACAACAAATAAGCATGCTGCACATGCAGTAGTGCAAGAGACAGGACACAACGGAAGTGCTTTCACTTCTCGTTCACATCCCGCAATTGAAGTCGAACTTCCGTATTATAGTGATAAGAAGTTCGAAGATGCTTCAAGTATTGTTACTGCGGATCAGTATCCTGACCAAACGCATCATCTCGATATTTACGATGGCAATCGACAAACACATGGCGATTTGGAAATTTTCCAATATGTTGCCACTGGTGAAGATTTTAATCTCACTTGGTATGTCAATTCACCATCTTTCTTTGTGCAAACTTATTCCCTTATCCAATAAGGAGTATATTGGTTGTAAAATAAGAGGACGATTCCTTTACTATTAACCAAGTATAAAGCTATTTTACAGTAGGTAAACAGGCTTGTTTCCTACATATACACCCTGCAACCGGGGTGGCCGTCTCAGGACGGTGACAGGTAGTATCCCTTTGGGATCAGTTCTGAATTTCATAACCGGAATTTTTGTCTCTTAGAGAAGACAGATCGTACTACCTGTTGGTAGTTGACTTGTTATTCTCCGGAATAGAGTTTTCGAAGGTTAGATATTCATATAGAGCACCTGTCGCGCATCATTGCAAGATGCAAGTGACCGCTACTAGTTACAAATCCGAAGGGGATTAGTAGCGGTTGCGGCAGGTTAGTAACGCAG